AGTGAGCATCCTGAAATTCTTGGCGTGCATCACAAAGACCGAAACCGTAAAAACAACGATCTTAACAATCTTGAAATTTTGTGCCCAAACTGCCATTCGCTTGAGCATAGAAAACATACGCCGCATGGTTTTACAGAATAGGTTATTTCTTTTTGGCCGTCTTGGCCGAGTCTTTGAAATCTTTGGCCGTTGGCGCATTCTTGCTGCCAGGCTTGTTCATCTTTTCGCCAGAGCCAGCCTTGATGCGCTCTTGTTTGGCGTGAATGTTCGCATAAAGTCCAGGTTTAGTTGCCATGTTAAGACCCCATCCATGATGTTGCTATAGCCCCACGATCAGAGAATGCGCGGGTGGTTTTTTGCGAATTGTACTCTCGGTGAGCCACAGGAAAAGCAAACGTCACGCAGATCGCATCAGCCGCATCAGGTGACGCCAAACCACGAGCCTTCATGTCTTTCTTGGACTCCAGAAAAATAGTACCCCTAGAATCAGGCTTGATCATAGGCGATACCAGATCCGTTTTCAAGAACCTGTCTTTGGGAATGCTTGCCGTCCGCAACCAATCCTTCATCTTGCCCCACATCTCGGCACGTTTGTTGCCATACATAATGGGGTTAGCGCTCTTGTTGCCAAAGTTCACACCCTTAACTTTGTAGCGCTGTTCTTTAAGCCGGTCAACAATGCCAGCACCAAGGCCACCTTCGTCAATCACCACCATCGCCGGTTTCCATTCCTCAATCGCCTCAATGATGTGTCCCACCACAGTCATCGTGTCATCACCTCGATGCCGGTCAATTCGCACTATGTCGCGCCCTTGCCGTATAGCAATCACCGTGGCATCAGCGCCAAACCTTGCAGGGTCCACACCAATAATGATTGGCGCAGTCTGGTCCTTGTATTTGGGGCGTGACATGGCCTCGTCCACAATGTCGGCAGGGATGAACTGGTCATCACCTTCAGACGGAAACATGCCATAAACTTCCACATGAGCCTGGCTGGACTCTGGGCCATATTCATCAATGATGTTCTGGTAAACGACCTTGTCCGTGCCTTCAACCGTTCGAGCGTCCACCACCTTGTTGGTCCAGAAATCTCTTTTTGAGTTAAAGCATTCGTAAAAATAACCAGTGTTTCGCCGTGGGTTGGAAAAAGCCAGCCAAAGACGGTTCGGGGTGTTTTCAGTAAAAAAACCAGCCGTCACAGACCAGATGCTGTCATCAATACCAGATGCCTCATCAAAGATCACCATCACACCATCATGATTGTGGACACCAGCGTAGGAATCTGGGTTTTCGGCTGACCATAGCCGGCCTTCAACTGCCCAGTATCGTGTGCCCTTGCGGAGATCCTTTTCAACCAGTTCTGTAAGCCAGTTGGCAGGCGCTACTTTTGTCGCACTGACTTCAAACCAGTGGCTGTTGATGCTCATGGCCAACCACTTAGTAATCTCAGCCCAAGTCACCGCACGGAGCTGGGCTTCGCTGTTGGCCGAAATAATGGTCGTTGAACCTATGCGTGTAGACAGCATCCAAATAGTAAGCCAAGACACAAGGGCTGATTTGCCAATGCCTCGGCCGGATGAGACTGCATGGCGCAAAGTTTCAAAATCAACCAGCCCCTTTTGGCGCTTAATGTGTTCCGTGATCTCTCTCAGCACTTCCCTTTGCCATTTGCGTGGGCCTTTGAAATGCTGTAGCGGCGTGTTCTCTTTGCCCCAAGGAAAAGCAAACAACACAAAAGCCTCCGGATCATCCGCAATAGCTGGTGACCACAGCGTGGCCATTAACTCTTGTTCGTCTTCGGGCTTGTAGATTGTGGTTTGCATTTATTTCGTCCGGACAATCAATTGATTGATCGGCACATCGTAGCTTTGATATGGATAAGTTGCTAATCTCTGTTGAGGCGTCATGTTCATGCGCTTTTGCACTGCTCTAGCTTCAGCCTCGCCAGCAAGGCGCATATAGTTTTCAAAATCAGCACTTCCGCCTTCTGCAAAATCTTCCCTTTGCTGAATAGCATGCTGCAATTCATGTAAAGTTGACGACCTTGTTGCTTGCGGGTCAACCAGTTCGCCTTTTCTAACTAATGCTGGTGCAATTATTCTTTCGTTAAAACCATCGTTTGGAAAATAACTTGCACTTTGGCCTTTTCTTAAAGTTGCTCGTATGTTTTCAATGCTTGGATAAGCATTTATTAACTCTTGATGTTGAATAAGATCATGAATTGACCCAATAGGATACTCAGCCGGACCAGGATCAGATAACCAATCAAGTGCTCTTTTTTGTTGCAAAACAATACTTGAATTGGCATCACTAATCTCTTGCCGCAATTTACCTTCTGGCCCTCGAAATGTGCCAGTAGCGAACCAAATTTCTTCAGGGGCAACACCAGCTTTTTCCATCTCCAAAGCCTTGGCCGCATTTGCCGCATTCCAAGTCTTAGATTTTTCGCCAACAAAGATTTGGCTACGTGTCCCCTGCGCCAGATCTTGCAGCAATTGAGCCGGCATCCCACCGCGCTCCATGATCTGTGGGATCACCCTCTCAGCATACCGTTCACCAGCCATGCCACCAGCCAACGCCGCCTTGCGTGCAGCCCTCGCCGCCTGCAATGTCGCCATGGTCACAGGCTTGGCTGATGGCGCCAACGCTAGTGCCGCTTCTGCCGCCTCTGGCCGAATGCGTGTGGTCATGCCGGCGCCAGTTGTTAAGGGTTCGCCATAGGACAGGCGATCCAATGTCTGGCTGATCTCAGGGGCCGACAGGAAACGCGAGATACCCTGCATCTGCTGAGTGCGCTCGGGCGAATAACTCTGCGCGATCAAGTCAGCCAGTGCGCCAAGATACTCATTCCTCGGCGTTGCGCTCATGCTGTCCTGGTACGCCAGCATGTTCGCTGGTCGCTGGGCTAGGGCGTTGTTGTAAATGGGCATGGCGTAATGCTAAACCATTTTTTGAAAAATAAAAATAAAAATGTTTGCGGGGCTACCGTTCCTGTGGCCCTTTCGCGCCGGCCCTACCCCCTCCCCCGCGGCCAGTTGGGCCGGCAGGGCGCCGCTGGGCCGTTGTCCACAGGGTTTTATCCACAGTTGTCCACAATTGCCTGTGGATAACTCATGCGGTAATGCTTGAGTAGTCACAAATCTGTGCATAACTTTGCATCGACTTAACATAATGGACATTGTATAAAGTAGACGTATGTTTTTGTTAGGGTTAACCCTAATGCGTAAGTTAGTGAGCGCTCACTGCGCGTGCGCGTAGTTCTTAAGAATCTATGCGAAAAGCGCATAACCCACCCAACAAACCAGCGCAATGACATCGATACACATAACAATTACCACACTGAAAGTCATAAATTACCCGTCTTTGGCCTGCACATCTACGACATTGCTATCGTCAGCCAGGACACGTTGTTTGGCTTCTTTGAGTGCATCCATGACGCTAATGCGTGTATCGGTCACAGCGACATCAATGCGATCACCGTACATTTTGGGTTTGAGTTTGGATGCAATCCATTTGCGTGCGTCCACTTGCATACGCTTTTGCTGAACCCAAGCAGAAGCCATTGGGCCTTCCAAACCTTCTGGCATTGGTTCATCTGCCAACTCTAGGATTTCTTCAGCCAATCGGTCTGCGCGATTTTCGATGGCCTTTTCGTACATATCCCGAAACTGGGGATTGTTTCGCAGCATCATCATGACGGAATGGTACGAAGGCATTCCCTCTGCCTTTAATGCCGTGCTTAGACTTTTGCCAAGCGACATTTGCTCGGTCATTATTTGCCAGCACGGATTGTCTATGCCAAACACTGTGGGTCTGCCTGGTCTGCGTTTCTCTGCCACTTCGGGCACCAAGTTTTGAGTCACTTGTAAACTCCTTCAAAAGATGTAAGGGCTACGATTTGGTCTGATCGAGGTAGGGGAGAAAGCCAGAAAATCCCTACTGAGACATCCTCGAGTGCTGGCTTAACAGCCCTTACGAAAACCAAAGTGCGGCAACTGCAAGTCACGCACGCCATCATGTTATCACTTCAATCTCAACCTTGTACTGTTTAGCCCCACCGGACCGCTGACGATACTGCCAATCCAGCAACTGGTGGCCATCATCCACACCAAGCCAGTCAGCCACCCCATCCCTGACCGCCTTAAACCCAGACTGCAAATTATCCCCATCCAAAGCCCTTGGAGCCACCCTAGTAAGCACAATCGTCGCAGGTGGTACTGGTGGTGCCGCAACAGCACATAACGCGTTGTACGCCTTCCTACGATGATCCTTAGCCAACTTTGCCTTCACCGCCCAGTGCATCCTGACATTGGCCACACTAACCACCTTCATATCCATTTCCACTTCAATCATGCCAACCTTTCTAATTTTTACAAACAAACCCAAAACCCTGCCCAACCCCTTTCGACCGTCCGGTTTGCCAATCCGGACATTTAGCGTCCGTCCGCGGTTGGGTATATATACCCAAACCGGACGGACGGACGCATAAATTGATGTCGAGGCCGGACGGATCCGGACGCTTCCGGACGATCCGGACGCTCAATCCGGACGCTAATCCGGACGTCCGTCCGTCCGTTTATGCACCATTTCCGGACGGATCCGGACGCTAATCTCCACAAAAACAGGCAATTGATTCGTCATTAGGGTCAAACATATCAAGTTGTTCTGCTGAAAATTTAATCATTGATGCGTAAGACGGACGATCGGAACGGAACACCGCACCGCTTGGCTTGGATGCCAATGCCAATGCCAATGCCTCCATTTTGGCCCACCATATAGCACGTTCTGGCTTTTCCGCAATTAGCGATAGCACTTGTGAACCTCCTTTTAAGAAGCAAAGGTCACAGTTACCGTGGTACGTTACGCCATTGATATTGGGCAATTCAAGATCAAACGATTGGTTGCGCCAAAACTCGCCAACAGTTTCCTTGGTTACGCCAGCAGCTACCAGCGGGATTCTTGACTTGTCGGCAATCTTAGCGGCTCTACGCTGTTCGTCTGCCCTCATGCCAATCCAATCCATAGTTTCGTTATGCTCCCAACCTAAAGACTTTAAATACTTATGGATAGTTCGGATTTTTAATTCTGATGTGCAAAACCTAGTTACAGGGTTTGGCAAATAATTGCGTTTGCGAATTAACGCCTCAAAGGGCTCACCATTACGACTGGCTGTTTCAAACGTGACCCGTTCAAAAGCAGGGTCAACATTTCGGTACTCAACCCAGTGGATTTCTACGTTCCATTCTTTTGAGCAACGGTCAACAAAACGCAAGGTTGCCTCATCTTCTTTTCCCGTATTAGCAAAACACACAATTGCTTCATCTGGCAGGCTCATCTGGCGAGCCTCTAGCACTTTGTAGAGCATATATGCGCTAGTCCGACCGCCAGAAAAACTAATACAAGTTGGCTCAAGTATTTCAAATGGGTTCATTGTGCTTCACCATTTGCCCCACTCTTGTAGCACCCATTCACATCAATCACCATGCCTTTGGTGACCAGTGCGTTGGCCGCATCCCAAAACCTATTGCGTGCCACGCCATGCTCTTTCATGGATTCGCGCCATTCTTCTGATGTGACCAAGTGGTCTTGCATATCTTTGGCCCGTTTGGTTTCCAGCATGACCAAGCATTCCATGGCCTTGCGTTGATTGGGCGACAGATAGGTTTTCTTTTGAACATTGCTAACCAGCCCGCTGATGTCCACACTGGTCAGGTACGCACCCTTAACTGGATTACCGTGCTTATCCAAAATCGGCAGATCGACCTGGGTGATCTGAAAATTCTTGGCCACTGGCATTTCAGCGTCCTTCATCTTTTTGGATTCAAACTGGATGGTCTTGGAGCCTGAGTCCAACTGGCATTTGTACTCAGCATCTAATGCGCCTTTGAGCGCCGTAGATCCCCGACTACGGTCCTTGTCCATGGCGCCACTGTGGTGAACGACCAACACACAGCACTTGTAGTCTTGGCGCAAGTAAGTGTCCAGATGCTGTATGAACGAGTTCATGTCCTGGGTTGAATTCTCATCCCCGCCCATGTTCCGCGCCAAAGTATCGATCACGATCATGGCTGGGATGTGGCCACACTCAGCCACAAGAGTCTTAATGGCTTCTGCGACCATGGCCGCTTCTGTGGCGTCATACAGTTGCGCCGCACGGTGGCTTTTAAACAGTGGTGCGCCTTGCAAGGATATGCCGTTGCCCAATTCCCATGCCTTAAAACGCCGAGCCAATCCGTTGTGGCCTTCGCCGGCAATGTAGAACACTGCACCCTTTTGCACTTCATGCCCATGCCATGGTGTGCCGGTCGAGACACAGCAGGCGATGTCGATGCTGACAAAACTCTTACCGCCGCCTGGATCTCCGAACACCTGCGCCAAGCTGTCTGACTCGATGTAGTCATCCACAATCCATTTGATTTCGGCCAACTCCAGACTGTCGATGCGCGAGAATTCAAAGGCCAGTTTTTCCCGCACTGGCCCTGCCACGCGCTCGATTTGTTCTTTCACGGCATCCAGTCCTTGCAGGCAATGTAAGTCGTTCCAGTCTGTTGGTTTGTTGTCCACCATGTCCGAATCACCAAAGCTGGGGTAAACGATCTCGCCAAAAACCAGTGCCGCAGCTGCTCTGCCCTTGGTCACACCAGGATTGCCTTCGGTAAACTGGTCATTGTCAGCGCCAATGATAATTTTGGAGCCTGGGAACATCTCTTTGGCGCTCTTGGCTACCTTGGCCAAGTTGCCGCAATCAAACGCCACCATGACCGTGTAACCCGTTGCCTCATGAATGCTGGCGCAAGTGGCAAAGCCTTCACCCACAAACACAATCTTGCGATTCCCACGTAATTCGTAGAACCCGCCCTCGATTTTGCCGCCTTTTAGGAATCGTTTGTTGCCTTCAGCGTCAATCGTTTGGTAACTGAGGATCTCGCCAGACTGGTTGATTACCGGCACAACCAGACGGCCAGCACGATCAATCTTGATGCCGTGAGCGCCAACGTGCTTGCGAACCAGATATGGATGGTCATCGCTGGCATCAGCATATGTGCCAACCTCATCCTCTGCACGCTCTGCGGCCACCGCCTGACTGGCCAACCGTTCTGCATCCTTCTTGGCCTTAATTTCGTTGACCCACTTATCATGCTCAAAGCGCTCGGTGAACGACATGGACCGGCCAATGTCAGCCACCCACTTGGCCTCAAACGTAGGCTCTTTCCAGCAGCCGGCAATGCCCACAGGGATCTTGCCCGACAGATGCAAGATGTACCAGCCATCCAGCGCCCCCTTCTTGCTGGAGATGTGAGCCACACGATGGATCTCGCCATCAGCAATCAAATCCTTGATCAGCAAGCCTGATGCTTCACAATGAGATCTGAACGCAGCTTCAGGGTTGATCAGGTCTTGGCTTTCTGTGGCCACCGCAAAGCCATTGGGAAATATGGTTGAAAAGGATGTCATGCCCGAGCCTCCACCAACTCTGGCCAAATGCCCTGCCAACTGTCCTGGCACAGCATCTTGCGATTCAATCGCCCACCGGTTTCCATCTCTACCCGCACAGCCTCACTGGCTGACATCTCACGCCGGCCGGTAAGGCACTGGTAAAGATACTGCTCATTGATGCCAACTTTTTCTGCCAGTTGTCGGCGCTCATCTGGATGTATTTGTGTGTTCATAGGAGGTGGACTCTAGCACATTGATAGACTGTTTTGTGGTTAGGGAAAACACCTATGAAAATAAATCTAGCAAAGGGCTTGACAGGAACTAGCAATACGCTAGAATTCATCACATGGCAGGGAAATAGTTCACTGACCATCACGCCGAAAGGCCAAAGGAAACGCAAATGACAAACGCAACTTACACAGCATACGCAGCATCCGACCTGTTCAACGCAGGTTATTCATGCGATGGTCATGCCTACATTGCCGAACAGTTTTACGTGATCATCGAAAACGCAGCTGGTCGCCGCTTCCGTCACACTGCTACTTTTAACGGCACTGAGCAGTTGGTTTGCGAAGATACCGGCGATTCTTGCTTTCCAGATTATCGTGCAGCAGCTGAAGCCAAAGCCAAACGTCTTGCCTCCCGTGTTAACGCAGCATTTGCCGCTGGCAAAGATGTTGATTGGACATATTGGGGCGAAATTGATCCAGCTTACGGGTCTGACGAATACATTTCTCAAGGCACAGAAGCTCAGCGTTGCTTTGCTGAGAAAGCCGCAGCTTAACCAACCCACGGGGCCACGGCCCCCTACCATTGAAAGCAAACCATGAAACACAGCAAATACTACCATTATCCCGAAGTCAAAAACGCCAAACTCAATGCCCGTGCCGAGGCCGCATTAGACTTTATTTTGGCAATCATCATTGGCGCCTCACTGGCCGCACTCTTAATTGCATGGTGGTCAGCATGAACCCCACACCTAAATGCCCCAAAGGGTTTTACGAATACGCTTGTGATGTTGAAGGCGTTGAACTGGTGTGTCACCTTGAGTTTATTCCAAGTGAATACGGATCTCAGGATTCTATGGGCTTACTGTATGAGCCTGACACAGAACAAGATTTAGATCTGGTCAACGCATATGTTGCCGGCACTGATATCGACATCGCCCATTTGTTGTTGCAATACTTGGTTGATGACATTACTAACAACGCATTGAAGGAACTGCAAAATGATCACTGAACTGACTGCCCTGCTTCGCAAAGCCAAACTGGATGAGGCCACAGCCAAGGCCGAACGCTTGCGTTTGGAGGCATTGATTGAGGCGCAATTTACTAAGCCTGAAGGCGGCGAAGGCACGCACACTGACGAAGAAATTCGCATCAAGTGGTCCATTAACCGCAGTGTGGACACGCCAGCAGTGCAGGCCGGCTGGGAGCAACTGTCTGAAAACGCCAAGAAAGCATTTCGCTGGAAGGCTGACGTTGACCTGGCTCATCTGCGTGCCATCAAAGATTTGGACTCCATGGCTTATGCCCAGGCCACGGTGTTCATTACCAGCAAACCCGCAAAACCCTCCATTGAAATTTTGAAAGACTGATATGTTTGATTTGAAATCCATTTCCAAAACCCGCCGTGTCCGTGCCCCCAAAATCGTTGTGGTTGGCCAAGGCAAGATCGGCAAGACCACTTTTGCAGCCATGGCGCCCAACGCCATTGGCATCTTGACTGAAGACGGCGCTGACGCTGTGGACGCTAACGCTTTCCCGCTGGCGTCCAGTTTGGTTGAGGTTTATGCCGCGGTCGATACCCTGATCAATCAGGACCATGACTTCCAGACGCTGTTTATTGACTCGCTGGATTGGCTGGAGCCCATGATTCAAGACCACGTGTGCAAAGCCAACAATTGGAAAAACATTGAGCAACCTGGCTTTGGCAAAGGTTATGTGGCCGCGGCTGAAGAATGGCGCAACTTGTTGTCTGGCCTTGAGGTGTTACGTGCCACTAAAGGCATGGGAATCATCCTGATTGCCCACGACAAGATCAAGCGCATTGAAGATCCGCTGACCGAAGGCTTTGACAGTCATGTGCTCAAGCTCCACGACCGCGCTGGTGCGCTGGTGCAAGAATGGGCTGATGTGATTGGCTATGCCGGTTACCGCATCTTTACCAGCAAGACTGACGCTGGCTTTGGCAACAAAGAAACCAAGGCCACCACCACAGGCGAGCGCATCTTGCATGTGGAACCTCATCCGGCTCATTGCGGTGGCAATCGCTTTGGCCTTACAAATATGCCGCTTGACTGGGCGGCATTTCAAGCAGCGCTGACCGCAGCGCAGTCTTGATTCACAGTCCGTAACCTTAAACTTTTGAAAGAAAACAATGGCTCAATTTAACTTTGACGCATCGCAAATCGCACCCCAAGCCGCAACTGGTCCCGTGCCGGCCGGCATTTACCTGGCACACATTACCGAGTCTGATGTCCAGCCACTGAAATCCGGCAAGGGCACTGGCTTGAAGCTGACTTTTGAAATTATTGATGGCCAGTACAAAGGCCGCCGTGTGTGGGAAAACCTGAACATCCAGCATGAAAACGAAGACACCCAGCGCATTGCTCAGTCGCAGTTGTCTGCCCTGTGCCACGCCGTGAACGTGATCAAGTTGCAAGACACAGCTGCCCTGCATCTAAAGCCCGTCAACATCAAGGTGGTGGTGCGCGAGGCCCAAGGACAGTACCAGGCAAGCAACAACATCAAGGGCTATGAGTCAGCCGGTGGTGTGCGCCAAGATATTGGATTTAAACAACAAGTTGAAGAAGCAACAGCTTTAAAACCTACAGCCCCAGCATGGGCTAGGAAGTAAGACATGGCCGCAGTCCCACAATCTGTTGTGGACCCTGTGGCCGATGCCATCTTTGCCAGTTACAAGGCAAAGTACAGCACCGAGCCACAGCGCCCTTACCTGGGAGCCAGTGCGATTGGCAAGCCCTGCCTGCGCCAGCACTGGTATTCTTTCCGGTGGTCCAAGCCGGCTGAATTCTCTGGCCGGCTGTATCGAGTGTTTCAATCTGGCCATTTGCAAGAGCCACGTATATACAACGATCTAAAGGCGATTGGCTGCACGGTGTATGACATGGATCCAACCACTGGCCGACAGTGGACGTTTGTTGAACCTACCAGTGGTGGCCACTTTCAGGGCAATGCCGACGGCATCGTGACCGGCCTGCCCCAGGCGCCAAAGTCGCCGCACATACTGGAGATAAAGACAGCATCCGACAAAATGTACAAAGAGATGCAAAAATTTGGCGTAAAGAAGGCCAAGCCCGAACACTACGCGCAGATGCAAATGTACATGAAATGGAGCATTGACCAGTTTAAAGAAGACGGATGCCGCAAAGCCATTTACATTGTGGTCAACAAAGACAACGATGACATCTACACCGAGCGCCTAGAGTTTGACAAAAAAGAAGCGCAGGCCATCATTGATAAAGCCTTGGCGGTGATCACGGCCACCGAGCCGCCAGTCGGTATCAGCCAAGATCCAAGTTGGTACGAATGCAAGTTCTGCGATTACCACAGCATCTGCCATGGCATTGATGTGCCGGCCCCAACTTGCCGGTCATGCGCCCATGTCACGCCAGAAATGGATGGCAAGGCACGCTGGTCGTGTTCGGTACATCAAAATGATCTACCAGTAATTAAACAGCGCGAGGGTTGTGACTCTCACCGATACATCCCAATTTTGTTGGCCAAGTTTGCCCAGCCGGTGGATATGAATGGCGATGCGGTGGTGTATCAAATGGCTGACGGCAAACAGTTTGTCAATGGCACACCATTGGTTAATGCAGACTGGATTGACAGCGAAGAAATACATGCCTGCAAAGACAAAATCATG